TGTAAGCTATTTAGATCAAACTAGATAAGGAGGTATAATGGCAACAAGAATGTCAGATCAAGTAAGAGCATACTGCATAGATAAAGGATTTAGTGGTGAAGTAAAGTTTGGTGGTTCTGATGCAAATGTTTTAATGGAAGAAGTAGATGGTTCAATTACTATAACACATTGGTCAGTAGATGGTGTAGCAAAGCCAACTATATCCACACTAAACACATATGCAAAACAAGGCAAAGCATTAGAAGATGCAATCATTGCTTTTGATAATAAAAGAGATGATCTAAAAGCTAGTGCTAAAACTAAGTTAAAAGACTTAGGTCTTACTGATGATGAAATAAAAGCTACATTAGGATTGTAATGTCAGGTATAATTACTGCAGGTATAAATAGGTCTTCAGGATTAATGAAGGCACCAGCTTCAGGTGGTAATACACCGTCTTTTATGGCAGTACGAGGATTAGATAGTTGTTCTGGTGATGCTTGTAGACAAGCATTTAGTGATGCAACACTAGATAAATTAGAATTTAATCAAGAAGTATTTGATACAGATGGTTGTTACGATACATCTAATTATAGATTTACTCCAAATAAAGCAGGGTTTTACTATATAGAAGCCATGTTTAAATTACGAACACATACAGATAGATTTATAACTTCTGATAGTCATTTAAGATTTAATGGAGGAAGTTCAGCAACAGATATATTAGCAGGACATAGACATCATGGTAGTCAAAGTGGTGGATATACTTATGATGCAGAATGTAATGTTCATTTATCAGCAATAAAAGAATTTAATGGTACATCAGATTATGTTGAGGTATGGTGTAATATGAATATAACTGTATACTCACCTATCTTTGCAGGTGGAAATACAACAAACACATGGAGACAATCAATGTTTCATGGATTTAGATTAGGATAATTATGTCAGGTATTATAGGAGCAAATGTAGGAAGGTCATCAGGGTTAAAAAAAGTATTACCTTCTGGTGGTAACACACCAATGTTTATGGTACATAGGGGTGCTGATGGTTGTTCTGGTGATGGTTGTTCGCAAAGTACATCAGATAATAGTTATACAAAAGCATACTTTAATGGTGAAAGAATAGATACAGATAACTGTTATGATCCAAGTGCATATAGATGGACACCTAATAAAGCAGGTAAGTATTATGTATTTGCAAAACTTTATCTAGGTGAATATCAAGATAGATTTATACAAGGTTGGACTGAATTCAGAATCAATGGTAATAGTTATGGATATGGACAACTAAGAAGCTATGAAGGAGAGTTTCAAAGTAGTGGCTATTCTAGAGATTCTCATGTTAATAATATTATGGGACAATTAATAGACTTTAATGGTAGTTCTGATTATGTAGAGTGTTGGGTAAAAGTAAATCAAAGTGCAAACTATGCAAGAGTATTTGGTGGTAGTCAATCAGCAGATGGAACTTATTGGGGTGCTTTTTTTATAGGATAAATTATGACAGGTATCATTTCAAACAATGTAGGTAGAGATTCAGGTTTAATAAAAGCATCAGCTGGTGCATCAAACAAACCATTTTTTATGGCATACAGAGGAACCAATGATTGTTCAGGAGATGCTTGTAATTATAACTTTAGTGATAATAGTTATGTAAAAACACCATTTAATAATGAAGCTATAGATTCTGATGGTTGTTATGATGTATCTAATTATAGATTTACTCCAAATGTAGCAGGTAAATATTTTGTTTTTGCATCTCTCCGTACACAAGGAGGTACTACAGATAGATGGAAGTCTGGGTATATAGAGATACGAAAAAATAATACTAGAGAAGTTGGTCACTATTATGATGCTGATGGTCAAAGTTCTGGATATACTTGTGATTATTCTAATAACGCATATATGTCTACGATTGTAGATATGAATGGTACTTCAGATTACTTAGAAGTATATATGAAAGTAGATGAAGCATCCTCTACCCCTTGGTTATCAGGTGGTCCAGGTGGACTTTTTCCTACATATTTTGGAGCATATAAGTTAGCATGATAAAAAAGATAATAGATAAAATAAAATCTTTGTTTAAAAAAAAAAGTAAACGAGGGCGACCACCTAAAAGAGTTGACTAATGGTTGAGCCAGTTACAGCTGTACTCAGCGGAATAGCTTTAGTTAGATCTGCAACATCATTCATCAAGGAAAATATAAATACTTGTCAGGATATAAGTGGTATTGCTAAACAGATTGACCAGCTATTTACTGGACAACAAGAGATTGAAAAGCAAAGAATCAAAGACCAGAACAATAACATTA